CCTAAATGCAGCTAGTTCATCCTATGAAACAAAAGGTAGAGGAATAGTTAGTGGTAGTTCTCAAATATTAGGTGGAAGTGGAGTTTGGAGCGGCTCAGCTCAAATGCCAGTAGGAGTAGTTTCCGGTTCTTCACAAGTTTCTGGTTCAATATTTACTACAATTAGTGGTGATATAGCAATTACAACAAATGGTGTTGCAACGATTCAAGCAAATTCAGTAGCATTGGGAGTCGATACAACTGGTAACTATATGAGTGATTTGACTCAAGGTACTGGTGTTACGATTTCACATACTCCTGGAGAAGGTTCAAATGCAACGATTTCAATTGCACAAGCAGTAGCAACAACATCAAATGTACAATTTGGTTCAATTGGAGTTGGAGGGGCAGCAAGTGGAGCAAGTGGAGAAATTAGAGCATGGGGTGATATTACTGCATATTATTCTTCTGACGAAAGATTGAAAGAAAATATTCAACCAATAGTTAATGCTTTATCCAAAATTGAATTAATTACCGGTAACACTTATGATTGGAAAGAAGGATTTGAAGAAATACATTCTCATAAAGGAAGCGATTTAGGTATAATTGCACAAGAAGTTCAATCGGTATTACCTGAAGTTGTAACTGAAAGAGATAATGGATATTTGGCAGTCGATTATATTAAATTAGTACCAGTATTAATAGAAGCAATAAAAGAATTATCAGCAAAAGTAAAGGATTTAGAAAACAAATAGATATTTATAGGGGTATAAGTAATTTCTTATACTTTAAACTAAAAAAAAGAGTAAACTAAAATGGGACTTAAATTTAGACGTGGTACGAACGCACAAAAATCTGGTTCGTTAGCATTTGGAGAACCGTATGTAAATACAGACTTAGGGACATTACAAATCGGTGGATTAACAGGAGATATTACATTGGGAGCATCAGGAACAGGAAGTGCGGGTTCGTTCTCTGGTATATCGGGTTCTTCAATAGACATTACCGGAAATGCAAAAATTGATGGTAATTTAACATTGGGTGGTACAATCACAATCGGTGATAATTCTTCGGATAATGTAGTTGTAAATGCTGATTTAAGTTCATCTATAATTCCAAATAACGATAACTCATTTGATTTAGGTAGTACATCATTTAGATATAGAGCAATTCATGGTACAAATATATATGGTACTATAAATGCAACTAACGGAGTAGTAAGTGGTTCATCTCAAACTATAAATTATTTGAACTCAGCAGCACCTGGTGTTGTATCGGGTTCAACTCAAACTATTGCAAATTTACCAACGGGTACAGTTTCGGGTTCTGCACAAGTAGTTAGTATATTGAGTTCTCTAAATACTTATACTGGTTCAAATGATACTACTAATACAACTCAAAATACAAGATTGAGTAGATTAGAAGAAAGCACTGCAAGTTTAAACGCATTTAGTGCATCGGAAAATACTAAAAATAGTACATTAGGATTATATACTGCATCGATTGATACTAAATTTTCAACTCTTCAAACTTTAACCGCTTCAATGACGGCACAAGTTAGTAGATTACAAGAATCAACTGCAAGTTTAAATTTATACACAGCATCTCAAGATACTAAGAATACAACTTTAGCAACTTATACCGCATCAGTTTCAGGACACATTGTAGATATCAATACTAAAACAGGTTCATTAGAAACTAAGAATACAACTTTAGCAACTTACACTGCATCAGTTTCAGGACACATTGTAGATATCAATACTAAAACAGGTTCATTTGAAACTAAATTTTCAACTTTACAAAATTTAACAGGTTCTTTTGAGACACAAGGTAGAGGAATTATAAGTTCTTCTGCACAATTAAATAATACAACAATTACAAACTTAACAGTAACAAATTTAACAACTGTTAACGAAACTGCAAGTGTTTTATTTAGTAGTGGTTCAAATACATTTGGTGACTTTGGTAATGATACACATTCATTTACAGGTTCGGTACAAATAAGTGGCTCATTTACTTTAATAGGTTCATCAACTGCAACATCATATAATGGTACAATAAACGCAACTAATGGTGTTGTATCAGGTTCATCACAAGTAGTTGGAATATTAAGTTCATTAAATACCTATACAGGTTCAAATGATACAACAAACACAACTCAAAATACAAGATTAACAAGAATTGAAGAAAGTACTGCAAGTTTAAATACATTCAGTTCATCTCAATTGGTTAAAGATAGTACATTACAAACATATACTGCAAGTGTCGATACAAAGTTTAGTACTTTACAAACATATACTGCAAGTATTGATACTAAATTCTCTACTCTTCAAACTCTAACTGCTTCTACTACAACTCAAATTAGTAGAATACAGGAGTCAACTGCAAGTTTAAATTTAACTACGGCTTCATTCAACGGACATATTGCAGACATCAATACTAAGACTGGTTCATTTGAAACTAAATTTTCAACTTTAGCAACTTATACTGCAAGTATTGATACCAAATTTAGTACATTAGGAACGTATACTGCATCGGTTGATACTAAATGGAGTACATTGGCAACTTATACAGGTTCAAACGATACCACCAATACTACACAAAATACAAGATTAAATAGAGTTGAAGAATCAACTGCAAGTATTAATTTAACTACGGCTTCATTTAACGGACATGTTGCAGATATCAATACTAAAACTGGTTCATTTGAAACTAAGTTTTCAACTTTAGCAGCTTATACTGCATCGATTGATACTAAATGGAGTACATTAGCAACTTACACAGGTTCAAATGATACTACTAACACAACTCAAAATACGAGATTAACAAGAATTGAAGAAAGTACTGCAAGTATTAACTTAACAACTGCATCTTTAGCAACAACATACGAAGGTAGAGCAACGGCAGCTAAAACAATATTCTCAGGTTCATCTCAAGTAGTTGGTTCCGCAATCACTACTAATACAGTGACAGTTGGTTCAACTGCAATTGCATTGGGTGGAACTGCAACAACAATAGCAGGATTAACGTCAGTAAGTTCAACTGGATTCACAGGAGCATTAACCGGTAACGCATCAACCGCAACTACATTAGCAACTGCAAGAACAATCAACGGAACATCATTCAATGGCTCAGCTGATATTACAATTGCAAACTTAGTATCTGGTTCATCTCAAGTAACATTGAGTTCAACAACTGGATATGGTACAGTTATTAACCAAAACTTATTAACTACATCGGATGTTAGACATAACTCATTGGGTATTGGTATGGCAGCATCGGCAACTGCAGGTAGAATTGACGCAAGTGGTGATGTTGTAGCATACTCTACATCGGATATAAACTTTAAAGAGAATATTACTCCAATCGAAAATCCAATTGAAAAAATCAAAATGATTAGTGGTAACACTTATGATTGGAAAACAGATATGAAAGAGTTCCATGGTTTTGAAGGAAACGATGTCGGTGTTATTGCACAAGAAATTGAAGCAATATTACCACAATTGGTAACAACAAGAGAAACAGGATATAAAGCAGTTAAATACGACAAATTGGTAGCATTATTAATTGAAGGTATTAAAGAACAACAAACACAAATTGAAAAATTAAGAATGGATTTAGATAATTACGAATGTAAATGTGATAATTGCAAATCTAAATAATATTCAAAAGGTTTATAATAAATGTACGATGTATACTACACTACCGCAGGAGGACCCTGGTTCAATAGCGGAGCTGATATATGGGTAACTAATTGGATAAAAGAAGTGGCACCTGATTTAAAAGTCAAGCCACTTCTACTTTTCCATAGAAAGAAACCAGATAATTATGAAGAATTTCCAATTAATATTGAAAATATTTGGGAAACCAACGAATTAAAAATTGATGAAATTTTAAAAGGTGCAAGAAAAATTCATATATTGCACGGTCATTATACCCCAACTACCGCTATTCATAATAATTTAGATAAAATTGATTCAATTGTATTTCACAATTTGACAAAAGTATCTATGTTATCCCAAATGGAAAAAGATGAATATTTACATTGGTATGGAAATTGGGAATGGGAAACGGAATTAATAAATAAAATTAAAAATAAAATTTGGGTTGGATTGTATCATTTTCCATATCAAACGGAAAATTTGCATCACATACCAAATACTTACGAATTTAAAAATAATAAAGAGTTAATTGATTCTACAAAAGTTGGATTTGCTGCAAGAGCAGAAGGAAGAAAAAATGTAGAATATATAAATGAATTGGAAAGTTATATATTTACCAATTCGGATACTTTTAACAAATATTATAAAAAAAAATATGGATACACATTCGAAAAAGGGAAAGTTTACAAATTTGATTATAAATATAAAGAAAGGTTCTATGGACTTGATTGGGGAATATCTCACTCTTGCTTTGAATATGAGCCCTTCGGATATGGAATATTTGAAGCAGTTGATTGGGGTAAACTACCGATATTACATGAAAAGTGGAACGACCCACTTGATTATAAATACAAAGCGATTGACAAGGAAACATTTAAAAAGACCTACGAAACGATTTGTAAAGATGATTACAAAACCCGTAATCAGGAGTTTAAAAAATTAAAAAAATGGATGATTGGACACTTTTCTAATAAAGAAGTGTGGAAAGACAAACTTTTAGATATTTATAACGGAGAATAACACTTTATACAATGGCAAGAACAAATTTATCTTTAGGTAACTTATATAGAGCAGTAAGTGGTTCTGCGAGAGCAGGAGCAGTTTCAATTGGTGGATTAGGTGGACAAACTACAAATGGTTCACTATTATCTTTTGCAACTGACACTATCACTGTCTCACCACCGACATACACATATATAGTGGAGAGTACAACTGAAAACGGACAATTTTTGTTTAGTTCAACCGGTTCTTTATTTTATTCTAAAGTACAACAACAATATAATAACTATACTTGCTCATTTGATAATGCAAACTTTTCAACAGGTAGTAAATCGGTAGCAACTGGTCCTACATTATTTCCTATAACACCGGCAGCTGTTGGTACAACTACATATTCAGAAGCTCAATCTACATTGACAATGAAATATGAAGATGGATTTAATATTAATGCAACAAACTATGGTAGTGTAAGTACAAAAGTATTATATGCAGTAGATGTTTATAATACAATCAACCAACCTGATTTCTGTTTATTATTTGGTACAAAAATACAATTAACAAATGATACGGAAGTAAATGTTGAAGATTTAAATGTTGGAGATACTATTAAAGCATGGGTTCCTGATAATTTACCAGACGAATCACAATCAATTGATAGTGAAAATGTAGAGTGGAGATTTCATATGTTAGATACTAATGCGGGTTCTTATCAAGAAGTGGTGGTTTCTGATATAGTATTTAACTTTGCAAGTGGATATTTTTCAATTAATGATGGTTTAATAAAAGCAACAGGAACACATCCTATTTGGGTATGGGATGCTGAAATTGAAAAATATAGATTTAAATTAGCAGAAGATATATTACCTGCTGATAAAATTGTTAAATATGATGATTTTGATGGTGTTCAAGAAATTGAAGTTTATAATATAGAAATAGTAAATGAAGATGTTGAAATTGCAACTCTAAATGTTGAAAATTTTGACGTTTATTTAGCAAATGGCACTATATCACATAATAAAGGTACAACAACTCAACCTTATATCCCATCGTCTGGATTAAGAATGTATGTAGACCCAGGTAAAGCATCATCATACCAATCAGCAGATACGGCAGATTTGTTAGACCTTTCAGGATATAATACAGGTATAAGACCTGCAGGTGTTGCAAACGCAGCAAGTATCACAGGTGGTAATCCGGTATATAATGCAGGGGCAACTAAAAAGGATAAATACTTTGCAGCAAATGGTACAAACCAATTCTGGTATAAAGATACTACTACAAATATCAATGGTGGAATTTCTCAATTCAATACTAATACCGGTACGATTCATATGTGGGTTAGACCTACTACAACATTAGGTACAACTACAAGACATATTTTTGACTATGCAGGGTTTTATGGTTTAGCAATTGAATCATCTGATAGTTCTACTTTAAATAGAGTAAAATTCTATGGTAGTACATTGGGTAATAGTGCACAATTGACAACATCATTATCAGCAAACGTTTGGTATATGATTTCAGCAACATTCCAACCATCAGGAACTGTAACAGTTTATGTAGACGGAACATCGGTAGGAACATTTACAGCAGCAGCATTTACGGCACCATCATCTACTAACTATTTAACAATAGGAAGTAATAGTGCAAGAACAACATTTTGGAATGGACAAATAGGACCAGTGTTGTTTTATAATACATTACAAAATTCGACAGCAGTAACACAAGTATATAATTATTTCTCTCCAACATATAAGTAAGATTTATTGTTTTGGTTGAAATTTTTATATTTATATTGAGAATTATAAATTTTTAAAATTAAGCATATACAATGGCAGAGAAATTAGTATCACCGGGCGTATTCACAAGAGAAAACGACCTTTCATTTTTACAACAAGGTGTAGGTGAAATAGGTGCAGCATTCATTGGTCCTTTTAAAGAAGGTCCTTTAACCCCAACAATCGTAAATTCACAAGCAGAATTTGAAACATTGTTTGGTTCAGTAGATGACACGTATTACACACCTTTAGCAGTGCAATCATATTTAAGAGAAGCAGGAACTGCAACAATTTGTAGAGTAGCTGGTAAATTGGGATATATAGAAACCGGCTCTATAATGTTAATCGCATCTAGTGGTTCATTATCGGCATCTTTGGGTGTTTTATTTAATACAACCTCAAGTGTACAAGTAGGATTTTCTGATGTTACTGCAAGTGCATTAGGAAGTGGAGATATTGGATTATCTGGAAGTTTATTTGGAGTATACACTACATCATTGGATTTAAGTGATTCAAATGATATAGAAGCTACATTTGGTGCATCTGCATATGGTACTAAAAAAGGGTACGCATATATGTATTTTAAAAATAATGCATTTGTAGCTAATACAAGTACATATTCATTATCGGGAGCAGATGGATTAGGAACGGGCTCATTTACAGCATCATTTAATGCAAATGTGAGTGCAAGTGCAATTGTTTTAGGAGAACAAAGATTTAATAGTGAAGCATGTGAAGCATTGACTCCATATATTCAATCTCAATTAATTAGTGGACAAAGATATAACCTTTTCCAATTTGAAACAATTACTGCAGGAAATGTAGCAAATACAAAAATTAAAGTTGGTATTTCAAATGTTAAAGCAGCGGGTTCAATTAACGGAACAGATTTCGGTGCATTTACAGTCGTAGTAAGAAGTTTCTCTGATACTGATAAGAAAAAAACTATAATTGAAACATTTGCAAACGTAAATTTAGACCCTAATTCTCCAAACTATATTAGTAGAGTAATTGGTGATAGAAAAAGAACAATCAACGCAACAACTGGTAAAATTACAGAAATTGGAGATTGGGTTAATAATTCAAAATATATTAGAATTACAAACTTAAACGAACAAGCACCAGTTCAAGCAGTACCATTTGCACACGCAGCATACAAATTACCAATAAGAGCAGCAGGACAATCGGAAGCAGTAACTGCAACAACTTACGCAAATTTGGTTCCAAGAGTAACATTCTCAACGGGTTCAGTAACGGATTCTACAAAATATAGTGGTATTGATTTAGACAACAATGAAGATAACAAAATCTATATGAAACCAATTCCAGCATCTGCAGGTAATGGTTCAAATGCAGTATTCTCATTAGATACTATTTGCGGATTAAGTTTAACTTCAAATGTATCAACTGATGTTTCAAAAAGACAATTTGTTGTAGCATTCCAAGAAGGATTTGACGGGTTTGCACCAAACAATAATGCAGCGGATTTAGACCCAGCTACAACAGCAGGTAAGGCGGCATATCAAAAACATATTGCAGCATTATCAAACGCTGATGAATATGATATCAATATGGTAATTGCACCGCATGTTAATAGAGCTGACCATAGTTCAGTTTGGACTTCAATATTAGATATGGTTGAACAAAGAGCAGATGCATTCTTCATTGGAGATGCAGGTAACTCAACAACATCATTATCAGCAACTATTACACAAGCACAAGGAGTTGATTCAAACTACGCAGCAGTTTACTATCCTTGGATTAAAACAATTGATTTAAACACAAACAAATTAATAACAGTCCCACCATCAGTATTATTACCTGGAGTATTTGCGGCAAACGACAATGTTGCAGGAGAATGGTTCGCACCAGCAGGTTTGAATAGAGGTGGATTAGTAGGAGCAGTTAGTGTATTAGATAGATTATCTCAATCTGAAAAAGATGATTTATATGAAGGTAAAGTAAATCCAATTGTACAATTCCCAGGACAAGGTATTGTGGTATTTGGACAAAAAACATTACAAGATAAACCATCTGCATTAGATAGAATCAACGTAAGAAGATTATTATTGACTGTTAGAAAGTACATCGCATCTACATCAAGATATTTAGTATTCGAACAAAATTCAGCAGAAACTAGAACTAAATTCTTAAACATTGTAAACCCTTATTTAAGTGGAATACAAAGTAGACAAGGTTTATACGCTTTCAAAGTAATTATGGACGATTCAAACAACACACCAGATGTAATTGATAGAAACATTTTAAAAGGAGCTATCTACTTACAACCAACAAAGACAGCGGAATTTATTCAAATTGATTTCAACATCTTACCAACTGGCGCAAGTTTTAACGGATAATTTAAAAAATAGATATTTATAAAAGAACAATAAAATATAAACAAAGATGCCAA